TAAACATGCCCTATGGCAGACGAAGGATACTGGCACGCTCTAGCAAGAGAACTACGTACAAACGACGAACTGGCCGCAAGCTTAGGCCTAGAAGGAGATACCTTAGTGCGCGTAAGAGACTCAGGAGTCAATGGAAGAATCCGATTCCTGCGGGATCATACCTCAAACTTAAGTACATTGACAACGGCTTCAATGGCTCTACCGCCAGCCCAAGCTACCAAAAAGTCTACCTCTTCAGAGGAAACAGCGTGTACGACCCAGACTACACCGGCATCGGAGTCCAACCTTACGGCTACGACCAGGTCACCCCCGCAATCCATGACTGGTACCAAGTCAAGGGAAGCGCAATTACCGTCACGTGGAGTATATACTCCGCCGCGGCAAGCCAAGTAAAGGTCTACGTATTCCCGAACAGATCACAGGCGCTTACCTACATAGATCCCTCAGACCTCCGAACAATGCCTAACTGCCGATTCAGGATGGCATCCAAGGAGACAGGAACTACAAGGAAGAACTGGATCAAGGCATACCAGAGCACAAAGAAAATGCTCATGAATATGGGCGGAAACGACAGAGACACATCATCCTCATACAACAACAACCCAGTCCTAACGTGGCTATGGTTTGTTGTATTCGACACATCAGACGTAGCGGAGACGGTGAGCATCACCTTCGACGTAAAAATAACATACTACACCAAGCTCCAGAGAGCTTCCGCGGGCGTGAACGAGTCTTAAAGACTAATCACTACGCCTCCCCCCCTATCTTCGGCGCCGAAAGCTTGCAACTCAAAGTTTTCGGAACATTTCATGGGGATCCCCCCTGAAAACCCCCCTTCTTTTTCTTCCCCGGGGGGGAAGAAAGGGTGATTTCCAGGGCTGTTTCCCCACAAAGTGCTTCCGACACATCGATTCGCAACTTCCGGCACCTCAGGGGGGGGATGCTCCGTTTTTTATCTTGCTTGCGTTATAAAGGATGGATAGATCGCGCGCTTGGGTTTTCGTACTCAACAACTACACTCCGGCGGAGGATACTTACTGCCAGAATCTAGGACAATCAGAGAAAGTAAGGTTTATAATCTTCGGGCGGGAACAAGCTCCGGGCACCGGAACACCTCATCTTCAGGGATACATCTACATGAAGAACCCCCATAGGCTCACAGGAATGAAAAAGATCTTCCCAAGAGCGCACCTGGAGAAGGCAGCGGGGACACCAGAGGACAACATAAGGTACTCCTCCAAGGACGGAAACGTCTTCAGAGCAGGGGAGGTACCGACACAAGGCAAAAGGACAGACTTGGCGGCGATGAAGCAGAAGGTAAAGGAGGGAGCGACCATGCGGGACCTGATAGACATCTCGGTAAACTACCAAGACCTCAGGACCGCAGAGTTACTGATGAAATACGCCCCTCCCATAGAGCGTCAGAAACCCGCCGTCTATTGGTTCTACGGAGAGACAGGCACAGGGAAGACAAGGAGGGCAGTGGAGATGGGCGGAGACGATTATTGGATCTCCGGCAAGGACCTGAAGTGGTGGGACGGGTATTATGGTCAGAAGACCGTGATACTGGACGACTTCAGGGGAGATTTTTGTCCTCTCCACGAGCTCCTGCGTATCCTCGACAGATATCCCTACCGGGTGGAACTCAAGGGATCCAGCGCCTGGCTAAGGGCGGAAACAATCATCATTACAGCTCCCTTACCGCCCGAATCATACTACCTGAAGGCAGAGCAAGCAGCCATGGAGCAGCTGAACCGGAGGATCACCAGCGTCACAAAATTCGAGAAACCTAGCGGAATTTACGAGGATCCGTTCGCAGGACTCCAGACAGAAATAAGCACGGATGTGGCTATATATGGCACAGAAGTCCAGGGTAATACTAAACCTGGACTTCTGTACGCGCAGAGGAGGAGGAAGCACCAACCCAGAAAACCTCGATGCCCCGAGTGGAAAATAGACCGAGCCGAGCGCATAGACTGGGGCGAGTGCGGAGAAACGAAACTTTCAGACAGCGAGACGGAAATGGAGATAGAGGATTCTCCAGGGGATTGGTGTTAGAGAAGAGGATACGTGATAGAAGCAAAATTCCGGAGGCCAAAAAAGGGGGCCTTTTTGCGCGTCCTAAACATGCCCTATGGCAGACGAAGGATACTGGCACGCTCTAGCAAGAGAACTACGTACAAACGACGAACTGGCCGCAAGCTTAGGCCTAGAAGGAGATACCTTAGTGCGCGTAAGAGACT